TCATTGTTTTATTTTATAAAGCAAATATATTATTTTTTTGTTAGAATCAAAATTTTGATTCAAATTTTTATTAAAACTCGGATTTTTCATAAAGTTTAACACTGGGATATTTAGTCTTTGTCATCTCATAGGAAAAAGGAGAGTCTGCTAAAAACACTTGCTTCCGTATTTATCTTTAGCCCCCTCATACGGGAGAGGAGTACCCCACTCCTTGCCTTCCAATGGTAGGTGGAGATAGTTTTTTTAAACAAAAAGGGACTTTTTTAAGCTAATTCAGCCTCTTTTTTTCTTTTTGAAACTTTTTTATTTTTTATTCTCTTTAAATCTTTTTCAAGTTCTTTTTTTATAGTCTCTTCATCCGCTAAATTACGGCTTTCTAAATCAATATATAAAAATTTTATTTTTTCTTCTCTATTCATTTTATCAAAAGGACTAAACACTTTCATTTAATACTCCTCAATTATTACTTCGTATGTTTTATTATACTCTTCATTTTTTCTAATGTCAATTATTTTATATTTGCTTTTGTGAGATTTAATAATAATTTCTTCTTGATAAGCAAACTTTCCTGCATAGTCTTTTATATAAAGCTCCCCGTTTTTTCTTTTTTGAAGTAAAAAAATTAAACTATAAAAATCATCGCTATCAACTTTTGCAAATTCTTTATATGCAACATCTTTATTCTTTGTAAATGATGATGGAGCTTTATCTATTTCGATAAGCCCGTTATATTTTAATGCTTGCTTATAAGTGTTTATAAAAATATCAAATTCTTTTTTGTCTTTAAACCTAATCCCTCTATAAATCGTTTTATTTTTATCTAAAAAGCTATCGTATTTATGCAACATTACATCTAAAATTTGAGCTTTTTTTACATACTCAGGATTAGAATTTTCTCCATAAAATACTGCTCTAATTTTTTTACATTTATAAAAATCAGTCCAATTTTTAATAACTTCAATTTCTTCTTTTTTAGCTTCTTTTAAACTTTTAAATTTCATACTCCTAACATCGTCAAAACTTCCTAAATCTTTAAAAATCTCCACATACTTCCTAATCGGATACTTCGGTCTAATCACATTAAAAATCTTCTCAATATCTTCCCCGTTTTTAAACCTTTCTAACATCTCTTTTGAGCCTAAAATCTGTCTTTGTTCATATTCGCTAAATTTACTCATTGTATCATTAACGGCATCTTTCCAGGGCTTTTTTTTGCCTTTTACTTTTCGATAATAAGGGTCATACACACAAGAGCAGTGAGGATGTAAAGGCAAGGTTCTCATCTCTTTTTTAGGCACAATTCCTTTTCCATATCCGACATCTAAATTTGCATAAAAATCACAAATATCTTTTATTTTATGTGCAGTTGATAATCTATATTTCACAAATTCCACTTCTTCATCATCAAGCATCTCTTTTGCCCATTTACTCATACTTGCACGATGTATTTCAGTTGTAGCAATTCTATTAGCATAATACCTTGCTTTTTCTTGAACTGCTGTATACATCGCCTTTTCCACTCCATCATAACTCATTTTATCAAGTTCTCTAAAAATATTTTTATATGCAATTCTTAAAGGTGTTGTTTTTAACTTTTCAATCTGTTTCATTACTTTTTTAATATTCTTTGGCCTTTTTAATTCATCTTTTATATACTTAGGAAGTGCATATTTATCAATCAAATCAAGTGGTTCTTTATCTCTAAATCCATACCCTTCATACAATTCTCTTGCAAGAGAATTAATTGTTTTTTTTGATTTTATTGCATCTCGCAAAATTTTTGTAGCATTTTTTGAAACTTCTTTTGCATTTTTATAAAGCATTTCGCTAAGCAATGCAGGAGTTACGGCAATTTCTCTATTAGTGTTTTCAAAATAAACACTACCTAAAACATCATATAGTTTTTCTTCAATTAACCCCCTGACTTTTTCATTATAATCTTTAAGTTCATCTTCTATCATTTGGCTTAAACTTCTTGTATCCCAATTAGGTCTATTGTGATATTTATCAAGTATTGTTTTTAAAAGCTTCTTTGCTAACTCTTCAATTCTTTCCACACTTACCCCTTATAATTTCCCTAATTCTGTTTTCACTTTTTTCAAAAACCATTGCAGCATATCTTATAGCTTCGCTTTTTTTCATTCCTTGTCTTATTTTCTTACACACAAAATCAATTATCTCTTCTTTTTGCTTATCTCTTACATAAATTCTACACCCTCTAAGTCTTTTAAGCACTTTTTGCACCTCTTTTCCACTAACTCCAATACTAACTAATGCTTCAATTAAATAAGTTTCATTCACATTAATCATAAGTATTTTACCTTTATTGATTTTGTTGTGCCTGACTTTTTAATATAAGGAGTAAGAGCATAACGAATTGCATCCATTGCATCGTCATTGATTTTTACAGGCTCGTCAAGCGAATTTCCGTCTTTATCAACTTTCCAAGCATACAAATCAATCTCTTTTAAAATATTCACACTATTTCTTGTAATGTTAATATTAAATCCCTTAACAGTATTAATACCCTCAAATACACTTTTATTTGCCTTGTCTATTTTAAACCCGGCAACTCTCCACTCACTTATTAAATCTGGTCTTGCACTATCAGCATAAATTTGAACTTTTTTCAGCCATAAGGCATTTTTCTTTGCCCATTCCACGACTTTTGGGTTATCCCACTCTCTTTCGTAAAAAATCTCATCTACATATAAATCATTCTTTTCAATCCTTACATGCACTATTGCATAAGCGTGGTTATATCCAAAGTCAAGTCCGATATACTCTTTTTCAAAATATTCAGGCATTTTGCTAACAACTTTATATTCAGGATAAATAAGCCCTTTTAGTGTCCCCCAGTTCCCAAGAGCATAAATTTTATAGTAGTCGGGATTTTGTTTTTTTAGCCTTTCAAAAGTTTTTAAATAATCTTCATCAATAAAAGGATTATCCAGATAAGTGGTCTTTAACTTAAAACAATCCTCAACCTCTTCATCAAAAAAATACTTTTTAATCCAGTGCTGAGCTGAAACTGGGTTAAAACTAATAATAATCTGCTTATAATTTTTTGTAGGACCTCTAAGCCTTAAATCAAGTTGGTCTAAGTCTTCTTGTTTCAGTTCTGTGGCTTCTTCAATCCAAATGCCGGTAATCCCTGCGATAGATTTAATTTTTTCAGGATTATCAAGCCCAAAAAGCACAATTTTATTTTTATTTGCTAAATACTCAATAGTCATATTGCTTTCATTAATTTTAAATTCACTATCCATTTCAAGTGACGATATAAGCTCCTTAAACAAAGCAAAAACACTCTCCCTTAAAGTCCTTGCAACTTTTCTGACTACTAAAAATTTATGCTCTTCTTCTGTCATCAATCTAATTAAAATCTTTTGAGCGGCAACTACACTTTTACCGCTTCCAGCTCCACCATAAAGTATTGCATAACGATTCTTAGCATTTAAAAAAAGCTTATAAACCTTACTTATCTTCATTTGCATCAATAAACCTCACTTCAAGTGTCTTATTTTCAATGGTTTGATTGTTTTGAATATTCACTTGCTGGCTAAATCTCGGAACTACCCCTAATGTCTGTCCCGCCTTATCTATCGCATCAACAAGGCTTTTTAATTCTCTTGGATTTAATTTTCTCTCAACTACTCTAATCTCTCCCATCTCTCCGCTTACCGTTGCTATCTCTTCTACTTTCCCGTCTTCTAAGGTTTCTTTTAGCTTTTCAGCCGCCATTAATTGAAGAGAATGAATATACTCTTTCACATCAGCAATTTCTTTAATAGCATTCTCAAAAAAATCCTCTTTTACCTTTGTTTCCTTTTTTGTTTCCTTTATGAGTTCTTGTTTCCTTTTGTTTCCTTTTTCAAGTTCTACAAGTTCGGCTGTCGTTTCAAGAGGTATTTTTTTCCACTTTTCCTTTTTTGCTCTTTTTGAGATACTTCCTTTTGCAACTCCATATTTTTTAGCCAAAAGTTCTAATGTATAAGCTCCAGTAACATAATCAGCTTTTAACCTCTCCCAGGTCTCTTTGCTTAATCTCGCCATCATCTCTCCTTAATATACTTTTCCACAACCTCTTTCGCTTCCTCATACCCTCTACACACAACTGCTAAGTATCCTAA